ATTGTGTATTTGATAGGATAGGGAAACCTGCTGTTTGACTATCAAGTGAATAAGAAAAACGAGCAAGGTCGTTAAATCTTGCAGATACACCTGTAACATCAACAATTGATTCTGATTCTGCGATTACAGAACCGATAGAAAATTCCATCTGATCTTCGGCTGCGGTAACGACAATGCTACCACCAGCAGAAACAATCAGATTGTTTTCGGCAATGTTTAGTTGAAAGCCCGTTAACGCAACAGTAGCATTAGTTTCTCCTGTTGCCGCAAAGGGCGCACTAGCAAAGGGTGAATCAGCAAAAGACATATCTTATACTACAAGCAAGTTGCTTGTTTGTAAACGAAATGCCTTAGCTAATTCTTAGAATTGCGTTTGTAGCGTCGTTGGTTGGAAACTGAATTGTAAATGTTCCGTTAGTTGATGTTTTTACACCACCAAAATCTAACACTGCGATCGCTGCATTTGTGTTTGCAGATGAAGTGTTATAGATCAACGCTGCTTGAGCTGCAATTGTTGCTGTGGTGAATGATAAATCATCAAAGTCAACAAAAGCTGTTGAAGCGGTTGCGTTGGTTTTTGTTAAACTAACGTTTGCATTTGCAAGTGTTCCACCACCTGCTGAATAAGAACCTGAGTCACCAACTTCGTTGGTTGCTGCATAGGCACTTGTGTTAGCGTCTAAAGTAGCTGCGTTTGTGTAGAGGGCGAGCTTTAATGCATCATTGCTGATATCATGGTCGCCATCTAGAAGCTGCTGTTTAAACGTTGCACATACTGCTTGGTTTATAGCCATAGTTATTTACTCCCTTATGGTGTTAGCGATTTCATCGGAATGCGTAACACACCATTTTGATACTCATCCCTACGTTTGCGACCCATTTGCTCCTGTGCAAAATCTTGCAGAGCTACTTGGTACTTACCTTCGTATAATTGCATTTCTTGTGGATTTTTCAAGTAAGAATATGCCTCAGAAATAACACCATAAAGTAAAACTTCAGGAGCGTTTGTTGAAATAAATGTAGTCGAACTTGAATTGCTTGTATCTAAATGCTCTGGATTTTCGACATACCATAATTCTACAGTGTAAGCTTGATCTGGAGTAGGAGATAAGATTAAAGTATTTTGATTCCAATTAGCCCAATATTTAGGTTTACCGTTGGTAGCGCTAGTAGGGTCACTTCTTGTAAGAGCATATTCAGCCATAAAAGTAGTATCTCTTTGTTCTACCCATTCCCTAGTATTATCACTATTAACTAATTGTAGTCCTCTGGCAAATCGAAAGCCTCCTAAAGAACCCCCTAAAGTAGAGACATCAATAAAAGCATTATTGACTTCACAGCTAGTAAAGGCATAGCGTCTTTGATCATCGCTATCCATCTGTCTTGCAATTTTATTTTCAATATTAGTAATAAAAACATTGAGTATAGAATCGGGTAAGCCATTACTGTCGACTTCTGTATACTCTCTAACATTAGTTAATAATTCGCTATAGTTCATGATATTACAATTGTGACTTTACCAACTGATGTTATAGGATTCAAGTCCCTTGTTTGTGTAGAAGGTTGCATTCCATTAGAGGTAAAAGCACTATCTCCTGGGGCTCCAACAAAAACGGTTACAGGCTCTTGTCTCGCGGGTCGTGACCAAGGTAAGGCTTGAGCATCTGCTGAATGATAAGGAGGATCTAATTGTGGGTGTTTAGGTTCGTAACACTCAGGACAAGTTTTTAAACCGTTCCACTCTTGTCTTAATTGATTGAAATTATATTGCTGACCACAACGATCACAGATTGCAAGAGCATATTTACCCGTAGCAAAGGTAGCCATTTTATGAACCTATAAAATAATTTTGAGGAACTAAGTGAACAGAGGAACGCTGACCATCTTCTGTCAAAGCTCTCTGTAGTTCATCTTCATAATAAAGTTTTAAGGCTTGTGTCATTTGAGGTGCTTTTTTCTGAGAAAGATAAAAAGCTAATCCTGAAACCATACAAGGAAGAAATCTAAATGGAGCATCAGGTTGGTTTGTATAAGCACCGACGTCTTGTATTCTTCCAATATAATTGTAGTTTATTTGAGTATCAGTAGTATTAGGTGTTTGATACAAACTAATAACTACATTAGAAAGATTTCTTTCTACATAATATTGAGTAGGTTGTCCTTGAGAAAATTTATTAGGAAGAGCTTGATACTCAGATCGTGATATTTTAGTCATTGTTGTATCGGTAGTTATTCCACCAGAAACTTGTCTAAACGTCATTTCTAAAACATCACTCGCATCACTAGGAGCAGTGTAGTTGGTTGTTCCAGCAGTTAAGTTAGCTGTAACATTTTCTACTTTCCATAAATGAACACCTCTGTTCATCCACTCTTGAAATAAAATATTAAGACTTCTACGTGCAGATTTTAGATCATAACCTGAACGAGTCTCAAGACCACATCTTTCGTATGCGTCTTCTATAACGTCATCAATATCTAAGTTAAAAGTAGTTGTACCAGAGGTAGCCATTATTAGTTAACCTTTTCCCCCATTGCCATTCTTTTATGTTGGTTGATAGGTCCACCTGATTTCATTTTTTTCATCATGCCACCACCACGCTTCTTAGCCATTCCACCACCACGTTTTTTGACAACTTGTTTCTTTTTCATCATGATTTTACTCCTTTTTTAAAAAGTTTTTCGTACGTAATTTGCCTTTCAGACACTACTTCCTCGTAGTATTCTTTAGGCCACTTCTCATAATAGCCTATCTTATGGAGTTTGCAACTTGCTTCATAAAGCTGTTTAAACTTTTGTATAAGCATCATCGAGTATTCCAAATTAGAGTGCTCTACAGGGTTTTCTGTAGGATCACAAAGAAAGGCTTCACTATCAGGATTAGCGGGAGTTTCAGGATGAAATCCCATAAAATAAATATCTTTTCGATTATAGGTTTTGTTGTAAAAATCTATTTTTTCTTGAAATTGTTCAGGGTTATATTGATCGAAGAAAGGATCACAAAAAATAATAATGTCATGTTGTTTTTTATTCCAGTATTTTAAGACATTGGTGAGATGTTTTTCATATTTAGATTTATCCATACGAACTTCAATTCGTAATTTATTATCTTTTCTCCATTTAGCTGCAAAGGGACACGCTGGAAAACCTAAATGCTTGTTCATCGGTTCCAAAACAGTCTTGGACCATTTTATGACGTCGTCTTTTATCTCTTCAGCTTTTTTTCTTCTTGACAATTGTTTTAACCATTGAGGGTTTGGGGCCTTTATTAGAAGCTTCTTGTTTACGACTAACTGCTGATCTTTTCTGTCCTTTAGACATGGCTCTTGCTTTTGCTATAGGAACACATTTAGGATATTTTTTTCTTTTCTCTCCACCTGAACGACCACACGCTGGATACGAACCGTCGGACCGTGGATTAGCAATATCGACCCATTTTTCTTTGACCCATTTACGTAAACCGTTTTTAGCCATTAAAATCTCTTTGTTACTTTTCTTTTATTTTCCATTATTCCACCACAACCTTTAGCAATTCCTCCTTGATTGTAGTTAGAAACTTTTTTTCTTTTTTGAGAATCTTTGTTTGTTTTTCCACCAGGTTTTATTTTACCTGAGCAAACAGCACTAGCATACATATTTGCATAAGCAGAAGGATAGACATCGAATTTTCTTTTAGCGGCCGCTTTACCTTTTGCACAAAGTTTACCCATTTTGTTCCTCCCTTGTTTTTTTACAATCTACACACTCACAAATAGCACACTCACAATTACAAGTAGTTTCTGCGTGACAAATACAACCACATTTTTGACAGTTATCTAGCATCTTTTTTTTATTTGGACAGTCATTAGCGCAATCACACCCTTGGCACATTATTTGACTTTGCCACCTTTTTTCATATAACCCATTTTGTTTCTTAATTTAGTGGGTAATTTTTTTAATCCTTTGTTTTTTGGTGGAACAGGTTTTAGTTTTTTATTCATTGCCCTACCTCCTGTAGATACTTGTTGCTGCATTTGAGACCTAGAAATAGACATTATCTACCTTGACCTCTATATTGTTTAAAGTTGCGTCTTTTATGTTTATTCATAGTAGACCAACTTATTTGTCCATCACCAATTGTAGTCTTTTTAGCTACATGTTCAATTATTTTGGAAGAGTCTGTTTGTTTTTTAGCCATAACTATGGCTTATCTACTTTATTCTCTAGTTGCATAACTTTTTCT